CGATGTAAGACAGACTGGAACGTGAACCCTGTGCAAAGGCCATATTGTATTCTCCTAAGAATTAGTTGTATGCGTAGCAGCTGATATTAATTGGGACAAAGAACCAAGGGCTGTTTAAGATACCCTGTTGTCTTTCGGCGTAGTCAATACTAACTGTGATACCATTTAGTGTGATTGAAGTTGTGGCCTCAAACGCCTCTAAGACGTTCTTAGCTAGGGTGTCAGCTGAGGATGGACCATTACCTTCTGGTGCATAACAGTTGATTGCAAACAGGCAGTCGTATCTTTGCTGTGGGTTAAGTCCCCGTACTGCTGGTCGTCTAGTTACAGGAAAGTACATCGGCTGGATGTAAGAAGTCCCAGTTGTGGGGTTGTAAGGTACGTTTTCATAAGCTACTTCGGGGAGGTCTACAACAGTAGAGAGGTGGCTCTCAAGTGCGGCTCTGATCTCTTTGTTTATATCAGCCATATTTTATCCTTAGCCTTTCAAACACTCTGTGTTTTACCTCGACACCCCAATCATCATATTTACCGTGTGGTGCGCCATTCCTAAGAGCTAACACAGATACGCTATTGAAATCTATTTTGTTGATGTCTGAAGCAAGCAGAGCTTTACCCTCAATGGCTTTCTGTGCCGGGGGTTGATTGCCTTGCTTCCTTCGAGAGCTTTTACCTCTTGGCCTACCAGCCCCCGTGGAAAATGAGAACGAGGTTATGTAAGCTCCAGTATCGACAAAGGGAGTAGAGAAGGTTATTGCACTATCCGCGATGTCTTCTGCTAAGTCCTTAGCTTGCATCTCAACGTGATCTCTTATCTTGTCTAACTCTGATCTCAGGACGTTTTTGTTTACTTTGACACCTGTCGTCATTCGGATACCTCACATAGATAACAGACAGGCGTACCAGCATTGTAGACCTTCTGCACACGGTTGATGTTTACAGTATCGCCAATCCCAGTAATCTGATCTCCATCATCAGGTTCGGTCCCCAGTCCAAGGTAAGGGATAACCACTCTACGAGAACCCCGTCTAACATCATCTAGCAGTATCCCCTCTTCTGAGTTATAGAAGTAGCCAGTAAAAATAAAGTTCTCAGTTGTAGGTGTAGCAGAGCCAGTCGCAGGGTCATACCTACCCGAAGTGATCTTTACGAGTGTCAGTTCTGAGCCGTAACGCTCTACCAGTTTTAGCAAGTTGTACGCCCTCATATGACCTGTCCCTACTCGTAATTATAGTTTTGCGTGTCGATCTTAAACTGGTCTTTGTTGAACTCAGGCTTTACACGGTTGGTGTTAGTTCTAACCCCATCTACTGTAGAGACCTTGATGCCGCCAGCTGCGATACCTAAACCACCTAGCTTCTGTCCTTGATACTCTAGGTTATCGGCTAGAGAGTTGTAGTGGTCTTGTAGTTGCGAAGCACTCTCTTTTAAAGCACCACTGATCTCGCTATCTACGTTGCGTGAATACTTTGCTGCTATAGTACGACACACCCAAGCACCTGCGCTATAGACGTTGTTGTTAGCTTGAGCTAGACCGAAGACAATCTCTTCATCTTGCACTTGTTGGTCATTGGTGTCTGTATCACCTATTAGTAACCTTACAGCGTTTAAGCGACCAAGTGTGTCGCTCGTATTAAGGTTGCCTTCATCGTAGCTCCAAGCCATTAGTCGTTCTCCAACTGTCCATATGTTCTGCGCCAACTACGGATCAATCCGCGTTGCTTCTCAACTATCCTAGACTTCTTACACTTCTTGCGGTCAAACTCAGCTTGGGAAGTTGTCTTAGCTTTAACTTTCTCGTTGATGGAGTTGACCACTTTAGCCAGAGCATCGACATCAAGAGCTTCTAAACCATCGCCAACCTTAGTCTCAACTTCCAAAGTGTCGTTATGGTAGATGTATTCATTGTTGTAGAGCATCTGCGCTGTCTCTGCGTCAACAGATAACTCCTTCCAAGGGAAATGTTCTTGTCGTTCCCACTTGCGCCCTGATCCATGAAAAGGGACTTTTACAAAGACGGGTCTATCGTATTGAAAGGTCATGTCGGGTTCCTCATGTAAAAGTGGTGGGGACCACTAAAGCCCCCACCTAAGTTGTTTAGGCTACTACTGTATCGAAGAAGTAACCCAAATCAGCGCCAGTGACTTGCATGTCATAGGCCATTTTAACTTGGATGTGTTCAGCAACTTGCTGACGCTTAAGAGCATCGTCAGAGAAGCTCTCTACGGTGATGCCCAAGTTGTTTGCGCCGGGAACATTGTTCCATGCGAATGTCAGACCAGCAGCCGGGGTCATCAGACCTGCGCCTTTTGGACCGTGTACCAACAGAGCGTGTTTACCACCAATGAAAGAGTTGCTTTCCGCTACGCCTTCAACGCTATCGTTCTTCACAGCTTCCATGATGTAGAAGTTCTCTACTTCAAAGATTTCAGCCAACTTAGCATCTGTAATCAAAGCAGGGTTTGATACGGTTGAACCGCCATTCAGACGAGCAAGGATTTTGGGGTGGTTGATAAGGATGTCACGAACTTCTTTACCTACGACCATTGTGTTTGGCTTGAAGCCACCAGACTTAAGCTGCATGGTGCGACGAGCGTTAGTTACGTCTGCGATAGGTGTTGAGTTTGTGTAATCAGACCACAAGTTTGTTGGTGTTGATTCTGAACCCCAGATGGATGCAGCGAAGAAGTTTGCAGCGAACTGCTCTTCACGGTGGATCATCAAACGTGTTGCCAAAGTCTGTGCGCCAGCGGAACGGATGTCCAAGGCTGCGTCTTCGTTTGCCAAAGTCTGCTGGTCGAAGTCCATGCCCAAGCCGAATACGTCAGCGTAGTAAGAGCTGTTGGAGATCGACAAGCCGATGCGGTTAACTTCTGTGCGTGGAGCCAGAGCTTTAACATCGCCAGTGCGGTTCATGTTGTCGCGGTCATAGATGTAGAACTTGTCAGACTGACGCTCAACGCCTACGACAGGAAACACTTTGTCCGCAATGAAGTTAGATTGATCTTGAGCAAACGCCAGAGTGAGGTTTGTCAATGGTTGGTCCAGATGGACCGAAGATGGTGTCATAAGTGGCATTATATTCTTCCTTTAAATGCTGGATTAGGCCGCTGCGTTGCCGCCTTGGATCAGTTCCATTTCGATGATCTGTCCGTCTACGGCAGCTTCACGGGCGTAACCCATGATAATATTACCAGTAGTAGCGGTCAGTGCAGTAGCATCACCACCACATGCGATAGCACCGCCAGCGTCGATTGAGCCACCAGCTTCTACCATGACAGAGCCACTAACAGTTACAGTAACTGCTTTACCTGAGCCTGCGGATACGATGCAAACACCAATAGCGTTTTCACCAACGGAGTCAGCAAGGTCTACTTGACCGTCCGACTCAAGAGTTACGAATTTAAATTGTGCGGTTGAGAGGTCTTCCCCTGCAACGAAAGTGCGGTTGTCGCGTGATTGCATAACAGCCATTTTTATTCCCCTTTGTAGGATTTAGTGATTAGAGCTTTACCTTCATCGGTCTTTGCTACGGCAGCGTATGCTTTAGCGTAGTCACTCTTTTTCATTGATTTGGTGTCCATGAAGGACTTTACAAGTGCATCAAGTTTGTCAGCTGCGGTAGTGAACTCACCGTCAACATCGGACTTGCCTACTTCTTCCATAGAAGCACCAAACGCAGTATCAGCTGCTTTCAATACACCCATGATCTCTTCGTTAGCCTCGAAAGACTTAACAAGTTCTTTTGCAGTGGCTACGTCAAAGTTAGGAAGGGCTTCTTCCGCTTTAGCTGTAAGCTCTGCATCCGCTTTAGCAACCTCAGCAGCTTCAAGAGCCTTCAAGATTACAGCAGGAATGTCAGCTTTGTTGATTGACTCACCGTCATACTCGACAAACTCTTCTGGGGCTTTCTTCTCAATGCTATCAGCACGGATCACATAGCCATTTTCAATAAGAGCTTTACGCATGTTCTGGTTGTCAGCTTTCAGGCGTTCTACTTCTTCTGCGAGAGGGTTGA